CATGATGAATGATATGATAGAGTTACAATGGCAGAAGTAGAATTTGCGGGTTTGAAGTTCAAAGGCGGGAAGATCTTTGTTATTATCACAGCTTTAACAACACTAGGTGGTGGACTGTGGGGTGGCTTTGAATTTTACAAAGACTATCTCACGATGAAAGAACAAATACAAGAATACGTTGCACCAGACCTATCTGGCTTTGATAAAAGAATAGATTTAACAAAAGAAGAGTTAAGTAGCAAAACAGATCTCATACAAACAGAAGTCAACATGATTATGCAAGAGATGGAAATGATTATGTCAGAAATTAGATTGGTAAGTGATGTGGCTAACGAGTTGAAGAATGATCTTCGACAAGATGTAAGACGGGTAGAAAAAATAGTCAATGATGTTGAGCAATTAGTCAAAGAAGATTCGAGAGAAACCAACCAGGAGTTAAGAGATACCACGAAGGACATTCAGGAAGACATGGAATTATTAACGGATAAGTTGGAGCAAGCCATGACTGAGCTAGAAGAAAAGATAGAGAAACGAATAAAACTAGCATTAGAAAACCCTTTATCACAAATGTAATGGCTAAACCACCTACCAACGAATACTTTACACCAGTCAAAAAAAGAACTAGTATAGGGCGTTCTTCACGCAGTAGGCCAAAGAATAAACATAAACGAAGACAGTTTAGAAAGTACAGAGGTCAAGGATGACTAAATTATGTCCAAGAGGAAAAGCGGCAGCTAAACGAAAGTTTAAAGTTTATCCGTCAGCTTATGCAAATGCGTATGCTTCTAAAATCTGTGCTGGTAAAATTAAAGATCCAAGCGGTGTAAAGAGAAAAGATTTTAGAGGACCCAAACCAAAAGCTATGGGTGGAGAAATAATAGATTTTAATAAAGTTTCTCAAGATAGGAAAAAAATTTCAAGCTACAAACAAGGTGGTATAGCAAAAGGATGTGGTGCTATCATGCAAAAGAAGAGAAAAAAAACTAAAAAAAGATAATGGCCGAAGGCGGTTTAAAGAAATGGTTTAAACAGAACTGGGTTGATATAGGTTCTAAGAAAAAAGATGGATCTTTTTCTAAGTGTGGTAGATCAAAACAAAAGAAAGATGCAAAAAGAAAATATCCTAAATGTGTTCCATTAGCGAAAGCCAGAAGAATGACAGAAAGTCAAAGAAGATCAGCAGTAAAAAGAAAAAGATCTAAAGCTCAAGGTGTTGGTGGTAAACCAACTAATGTAAAAACTTTTGCTAAAGCTGCAGGGGGTGGCATGGCTGTAAGAGGAATGAGATTTATTGGTGTTAGATGACCAAGAAAAGAGATCCAAAAAAAGGCACAGGAAAAAAACCAAAAGGCAGTGGAAGAAGACTCTACACAGATGAGAACCCAAAAGATACTGTCTCTATCAAATTTGCTACGCCCACAGATGCGAGAGCAACAGTCGCAAAGGTTAAAAAAGTTAACAAACCTTTTGCTAGAAAAATACAAATTCTCACAGTCGGTGAACAAAGAGCGAAAGTAATGGGCAAATCACAAGTGGCTAGTATTTTTAGAAAGGGTAAAGATGCAATTAGAAAGGCAAATAAAAAAAGACGTACGTAGGTGGTCTGAACATTTTTTAGAAATACCTAATAAACATTTAGGAGGTTTTCCAGCTTGTCCTTTTGCAAAGAAAACTTGGAAAGATAAAAAGGTTTTAATAAAAACTAAAGAAAAAAATAAGTGGTACAAAACACAACTAAATATTCAATTATCTAAGATAAATTTTAATAAACACGAAATATTGATATTTTGTGATCCTTACTTTAATTATTCATTAGAAGAGTTTCAGGATATAATAGATGCATACAATAATTGGTACAATAAAAAGGATATATTTTTTATGGGTTTTCATCCCCACAATCCAGCCAACGAGGAGGAGCAGGAGTTTCTTGTCTCTCCAAATGGGGACACCCCTACTGTAGAAAGCAATCTTCTATATTCTATGATGTTAATACAAAAGTTCTCGCAATTACAGGAAGCTTCTGATAAATTACACAGAATTGGTTACTATAAGTTGTGGCCAAAAGGGTACTATCAAGACGTTGTGGTATCTAGACAAAAAACCTATAGACGAATATTCGGAGGTCAACATGATGGGTAAAAAGAAACAAACTATGAAAAGAGGTGGCGTCGCTTTAAAACGTGGCGGTGGCATGATGAAAGATCCTATGGCCATGAAACGTGGCGGTAAGATGATGAAGGGTAAAAAGAAAAAAGTTAAAAAAGGTAAGAAGAAGAAATAATGCCAACTTACGCTTCAACAGCAAATTTTGATTTATCTATAGACGAGATAATATCAGAAGCATTTGAACGTTGCGGTCTACAAGTTCGTAGTGGATACGATATTAAGACCGCAAGACGTTCTTTAAATTTAATGTTAGCCGAGTGGTCTAACAGAGGAATTAATCTTTGGACAGTAAAGAAACAAGAAAAGACATTAGCTGCGGATACAACAAATCTCACAGGCACAAATTTATTTGGCAGTGGAGCTGATGATAGTCAACAAATTATTGGATTAACAGATGTTATAATTAGAGATTCTTCTAATAATGATTACTCTACTACTTCTATAAGTAGAGCTCAATACTGGAACTACACAGTTAAAACGACCAACGGAAGACCAACTCAATACTATTTTGAACGTACGATAAGCCCAACACTATATCTATATCCTGCAGCCGACCAAGCGTACACTCTAATATACTATGCTCTTGTTCGGATGTCTGATGCGGGCGATTATACGAACAACGCTGAGATTCCTTTTCGATTTCTTCCATGTTTAAATGCAGGCTTGGCTTATTACATATCTATGAAAAAAGCTCCAGAAAGAATGCAAGCATTAAAACTTTTATACGAAGATGAATTTAAAAGAGCAGCAGATGAAGATGGAGAAAGAACAAGTATTTATCTTACTCCTCAATCTTATTATCCATCAGGTTCGTAATGCCTAAATACGCTACAGGAAGATTTGCAAAAAGAATATCAGATAGATCTGGTCTTGCTTTTCCATATAATGAAATGGTTCAAGAGTGGAATGGATCATGGGTGCATGTAAGTGAATTTGAACCTAAGCATCCACAACTAGAACCAAAGTATCATCCAGCAGACCCTCAATCTTTACAGTATGCAAAGCCACAAAAAATAAGTGCTAAAGTTCCTTTAACAAATAATCTATTCGCAACAAATATTTTTGGAGTTAAAACTCAATCAATTTCTCAGTTTAACCCAATACCAGCACCAGGTGCTTTTGAAACAGTTATTACACAAACCATGATACCTAGAGATAGCAGTGATCAAGAAAATAAAGATACAGAAATTAGATCATTTTTAGGTATAGTAACAGTGAGTATATCATGACAACATATTCTGAATTAGTTACACAAATTAGAGATTACACAGAAACAACGTCTGATGTTTTAAGTGATACGATAATTAATGATTTTATAGAACATGCAGAAAAGAGAATATTTAGAGATGTAGATCTAGATATATTTAGATCATATCAATTTGCAACATTAACGGTGGGTAATCCTTTCGTGTCCTTGCCTGGAGCAAACACTGATAATATTGCTTTTGTAAGATCTGCACAGATTTATACAGCAGCTAGTCCTACTAGAGATTATTTAGAACAAAAAGATATTTCATTTATGAATCAGTATTGGCCAAATAGAGATACTCAAGGGAAACCAAAATACTATGCGATGTGGGATCAAGACACCTTATATCTTGCACCTACTCCAAATTCAGCATATAATATTGAATTAGCTTTGAACAAGCAACCAACAGGATTGTCCTCATCTAATACTACAACTTGGGTGAGCACAAATGCTCCTAAAGTCTTGCTTTACGCTACATTGTGTGAAGCATTTAGATTTTTAAAAGGGCCAGACAATATGTTGCAATACTATGAACAAGGCTATGGTCAAGCTTTAAAAGGCTTACAGCTTGAACAACAAGGCAGGCGGAGACGAGATGAATACTATGATGGTGTTATTAGATTTCCTCTTGACTCTAAACAACCGTAAGGAGACATAAAATGGCAATTACATCAGCTATATGCAACACTTTCAAAGGTGAATTGTTGGAAGGAAAGCATGACTTTGCTGCGTCTGGCGGTCATACATTTAAGTTAGCTTTGTATACATCTTCGGCAAGCTTAGGTGCAACGACCACAGGTTACAGCACATCAAACGAAATAACTAACACATCAGGATCAGCTTATACCGCAGGTGGTAAAGTATTAACTAGAAACGGTGTAACAAGCTCATCATCAGCTACTACAGCTTTTGTAGATTTTGCAGATGCAGAATTTACCTCAGCTAGTTTTACAGCTAACGGAGCTATGATTTACAATACAACTACTGATGGTGGATCTGGTACTACAAACTGTGTTTGTATTTTAGCATTTGGTGGTGATTTTACTGCAAGTAACGGTACATTTACTGTACAGTTTCCAGCAGCAAATACTAGTGACGCTATTATAAGAATATCGTAAGGAGGGAGCTTTATGGCTTTTGTCCTAAATGACAGAGTAAAAGAAACAACCACTTCGACTGGCACTGGCACAATTAATTTGGCTGGAGCTGCGGATACGTTTGAAACTTTTGTAGCAGGTATTGGTACAACCAATACATGTTTTTATTGTATTTCACATCAAACCGCTAATGAGTTTGAAGTAGGAATAGGAACTGTTACAGATGCTTCACCTGATACTTTGTCAAGAGATACAATTATATCAAGTTCAAATAGTGATTCAGCGGTAAACTTATCTGCTGGCACAAAAGATGTGTTCTGTACATACCCAGCATCAAAAGCACCATCAGCATCGATGACTGCTACTACTTATGTAACTACGCACAATTCAACGTTAAGTGATGATCAAACAATAGATTCAGGAGTTTTAGCTGGACCAGTCACAGTTACTGGCACACAAACAATTACAGGTAATGTGGTAATAGTATGACAATAGAATTAGACGGTGTAAATAATACTTTAAAAACAGATAAGATTGAACCTCAATCAGGTACAGCTTTACAAGTCGGTGCGTCAGGTGACACAATCACGTTGCCGTCAGGAGCCACACTAAATATTGCAGGAACTATTTCTAATAGTGGGACCGCAACTGGCTTCGGTGCTATAGATTGGCAGACAAGCGATGTTAAAACGAGTACATTTACGGCAGTAGCTGGTAAGGGTTATTTAGTTAACACTACTAGTAGTGCTATTACGGTAAATTTACCAGCGGGCTCAGCAGGAGCTCAAGTAGCTTTAGTAGATTATGCAGGGACTTGGGACACTAACAATTGTACTTTGTCAGCAAACGGGTCTGAAAAAATAGAAGGTCAAACAAATGATGTCGCTTTAGAAAATGAAAGAGAGTCAATTGTTCTTTTGTATCAAGATTCAACGCAAGGTTGGATTGCTATTGGTAATAGTGATGGTAAATTACTTAATCCAACATATATTGTTGCATCAGGTGGTACGGTAACAACCTCTGGTGACTATAAAATACATACTTTTGATTCTGATGGAACATTTACCGTTAGTTCAATTGGAAATTCTGCAGGTGGTGGCGATACTGTGTCTTATGCTGTTATAGCAGCAGGAGGCGGCGGTGGAGCACCGCAAAGTGGAAACAGAGGTGGCGGAGCAGGCGGTGGCGGTTTTCGTGAAGGCGCTGTTCCAACTGACCCTTATTATCCAGCAAGATCACCTATAGCAGCAACGTCTGGCCTTACAGTAACAGCTCAAGCGTATCCAATATCCGTTGGCGGTGGAGGCGCTGGTGGAACAGGTCAACCTAATACGTCGAACCCTGGTCAAAGAGGAGCTAATGGTGGTGTGTCAACATTTTCTACAATCACATCCGCTGGTGGCGGAGGTGGCGGTGGAGGTTCTCCACCAAGTCCTTCTGAAGTCTTTCCAGGCTTATCAGGTGGTTCTGGTGGCGGTGGAGGTGGCGGTGGAAATGGCCCTGGAACCGTTGGAGAATCAAGAGGCGGTGGAACTGGAAACAATCCTCCTGTGAGTCCTTCACAAGGTTTTGGAGGCGGTGCGGGTGGTAATCATCCTGGCAACTCTGGTCCTCCAGATAACGCTGGTGGTGGCGGCGGTGGTGCCGCTGCAAGAGGCGGTTCAACAACTCCTCCTGCTGGCGGAGGTAACGGAGGTAATGGTGTGGGAACATCTATCTCAGGATCTAATGTAAATTATTCTGGTGGGGGAGCAGGTATAGGATCAGGTAGTGATGGAAGTTCTGCAACTGGTGGCGTTGCTGCTGGTAATAATGGTGGTGATAACAGTGGTGCTGGAGGTCCTCCTGGATCAGCTCCTGCGGGTCCTGGTAAAACAGGTGGTTCTGGCAGAGTAGTTATTCGTTATAAATACCAAAACTAATGTCATGGCAGAAATCCGTATTCGTAATCAAGGAAAGATTACTGTTCAAGATGCCGATAGTTCTAATGAAGTATCTTTACAAGCGCCAAGTACAGTAGCAGCTAATAAAGAATTTACATTACCAAGTACAAGCGGTTCAGCTAATAATATTATTACGACTAACGCTTCTGGTGTTTTGTCTATGACAGATATAAACACTTTAATAACATCTGACGTAGCTTGGCAATCTTCTGTTAAAACAGGTGATTTTACAGCTGTAAGTGGAGAGGGTTATTTTGTTGATACATCAAGTGGAGCTATAACAGCTACTTTGCCATCAAGTCCGAGTTCGGGAGATTTTGTTGCGTTAAAAGATTACGCAGGAACTTTTGGTACAAATAAACTTACTATTGATAGAAATGGTTCAAACATACAAGGTTCTGCAAATAATTCTGAGTTAACAACAAATCGTGCATCTGTTGTTTTAATTTATGTGGATAGCACTGAAGGGTGGTTATACACTGTAGAAAATAACGTGGCTGATTTAGAGGGTGCAACTTATATTAGTGCATCTGGTGGAACAGAGACAACCTCTGGTGATTTTAAAATACATACCTTTACAGGAGATGGAACTTTTACTGTAAACTCCGTTGGTAATTCAAAAGGTGGAGGTGCTGGTGCTTCTTATTTAGTTGTTGCAGGTGGAGCTGGAGCAGGTGGATCAGTTGGAGGCGGTGGCGGCGCAGGTGGTTTAAGAGAGGGAAAAAACTCTGGTGATCCATACTCAGCATCACCTTTAAATGCTCCAGCGGGTTTGACTCTTAGTGCGCAAGCTTATCCAGTTACTGTCGGTGGCGGCGGCGCTGGAAGTAGTTCCAATGGTGTTAACGGTGAAAATTCAATTTTTTCAACAATAACTTCCGCTGGTGGTGGTGGAGGTGCTATTGGAGTTCCTTCAGATGCTTCTGCAGGTGTTGCTGGTGGTTCTGGCGGTGGAGGATCAGGAGGAAATAATGGTTCTAGTTCTGGTTCAGGTGGAGCAGGAAATACTCCTCCCGTTAGTCCCCCTCAAGGTAATGCAGGTGGCAATGGCGGTACTTGGAGTTATGGTTCAGCAGGCGGCGGTGGCGCAGGAGCAGTCGGAAGCAATGGTGGCGGTGGACCTGGAGCACCTACTTTTTCGGGTGCAGGTGGCAATGGTGTATCAAGTTCTATAAATGGTTCTGCTGTTACAAGAAGCGGAGGCGGAGGCGGTGGTTCTAACGGAACAACTGCTGGAGCTGGTGGTTCTGGCGGTGGCGGAGCTGGAGCAAATTCTGGATCTGGCACGGCAGCGACATCTAACACTGGTGGCGGAGGTGGTGGAAGTGCATTTATAACATCAGGTGCTAGTGGTGGTTCAGGTGTTGTAATTATTCGCTACAAGTATCAAAATTAATATGGTAAAAAAGTTTTATGTCTGAAATAAAAGTTAATAGTACGGGTGAAGTAAAATTATTTGACTCGGATAATTCAAATTATGTATCTATAAAATCTCCAGCAACAGTTAGTTCAAATCAAACATTTGTATTACCTGATGCTGATGGTAGTGCAAACAATGCACTTAAAACAGATGGCTCTGGTAATCTAGGTTTTGTTGATGTCACTACACTAGTCACACAAGGTTTAGATTGGCAGTCTACACTTAAAACATCAGATTTTACAGCGGTCAGTGGTGAAGGATATTTTGTAAATACATCAGGTGGTGCTGTTACAGCAACATTACCAGCAAGTCCTAGTGCAGGAGCTATTGTTGCCTTCAAAGATTATGCTCCTTCTTTTGCTACACATAATTTAACAATAGGAAGAAATAGTTCTAACATTCAAGGCAATGCAAATGATTCACTACTAAGCACAAATAGAGCAAGTGTTGTTCTTGTTTACATAGACTCTACAAAAGGGTGGTTATATGTACAAGAGTCAAATGTCGGAGATTTAGCTCCTAAACACATTATAGCATCTGGAGGCACAGTTACAACTTCTGGAGATTTTAAAATTCACACTTTTACTGGTGATGGTACTTTTACAGTTACAAACGCTGGTCAGTCCAGTGGATCAAATACAGTAGATTACTTAGTAGTTGCAGGAGGTGGATCAGGAGGAGGTTATGATAACTACGCTGCGAGTGGCGGCGGTGCAGGAGGAATGCGATATTCTTTTCCTAATCCTGCAACAGGTGGATTGTCAGTTGCGGTTCAATCTTATCCCATAGCCGTTGGAGCTGGTGGCACTCATCCAACAAATCAACACTACGCAGGAGGCAGTGGGGCAGTTTCAACCTTTTCATCAGTTACATCTGCAGGAGGTGGCGGTGGTGGAGGATACACTAACATTGGTCCTTCTGATAATTTTCCAAATTATGTAGCAAAAGATGGTGGATCTGGTGGCGGAGCTGCTGTTCCTCAAACATTTGGTGCAACAAATACAGATATTGGATCAGGTAATACACCTCCAGTATCTCCTCCTCAGGGTAATAACGGAGGAAACGCACAAGGCAACCCCGTATTTTTAGGTGGCGGTGGTGGCGGACATAACGCTGTTGGAGCAAATGCTCCCACTTCTGTCGGTGCGGCGGGAGCAGGTGGAGCAGGAACGGCTTTAACTATCACAGGTTCATCCGTAACTTATTCTGGAGGTGGAGGTGGCGGAGCCTCTTCATCTCCAAGTTCAACTGTCATTGGTTCAGGAGGAGCAGGTGGCGGTGGTTCTGGTGGCGGTGGACCAGGTGGTGCTACTGCTGGAGCAGGCACAGCAAACCTCGGAGGAGGTGGCGGTGGCGGTGGAAGTAACCCTACACCTACCTCTATTGGCGGTGCAGGTGGTAAAGGCGTCGTTATTATAAGATACAAATATCAAAATTAATGTTTTATAAAAAAGATTTTTAATATAATATAAGGAGATAGTTATGGCACATTTTGCAAAAATAGGAATAAATTCAAAAGTTATTGGCGTGCATGCAGTAGATGATAAAGATTTATTGAATGCAGATGGCGTTGAAGATGAATCAGTTGGTAAACAATTTTTAGAACGTATTCATGGATGGCCTTTATGGGTGCAAACTTCTTATAATACAAGAGGTGGTAAACACTATAAAGAAGACAATACGGAATCCGATGATCAATCAAAAGCATTACGTAAAAATTATGCAGGCATTGGTTGGACATGGGACGAAGATCGTGATGCATTTTATCCACCAAAACCATATGCGTCGTGGGTTTTAAATGAAACAACATGTTTATGGGATGCACCAGTTGCACGACCAAGTGTTGAAACTTATGGTGATCCTGCTAAACTTTACGATATTACTTGGGACGAAACTAACACTCGTTGGGTTGCTACAGATCAAGAGGATCCTGTTGGTAATTTTAGATGGGATGCTAGTGCTTCAGCTTGGGTTGCCTTATAATAGATGCACAAAAAAGTTCTCTCTGAACAATTTGTAATTACACATAAAGTAGCTGACATACTTAAATTTGATAGACAAAAAATAATTAGTGATACTGTAAAAAATTATTTTTTTAACAAAAGAATAGAAAAAGAAGAATGGTATGAACAGTTTAATTACTGTGAAACAAATGATGTACAAAGTCTATCTTGGATGCATGATTATATTAGAGATCATTACAAAGTAGAATATTCTGAAACACCTATTATTGTTAGAAGACACGGAATAGTTTTAGAAAATAATGCGTCTTTAGGAGCTCATCATCACATTGATGAATGGGATCTTGAAGGATCTCCTGAAATATCTGTGTTATGGTGTTTAGAGGATAGAGAGGAAAAAAGTAGTGTAATATTTGAATACGAATTTGGGAGAAACAAAAAATTAAGATACAAAGTAGATCTTACAAAAGATAATTTAATTATATTTCCATCTTATATAAGGCATAAAATTACCAAAAATCGAAATAAAGACCCAATAGTAGCTCTTTCATTTCAGTTCCATTTATTGTAAAATAATGATAACAAGAGAAAATCATGGCTAGCACAATTAAAGTTAATACTATCACCACTCAATCTGGATCAACCTTAACAATTGGTGAGTCAGGTAAAACCATATCTTTAGCCTCTGGAGCAACAGCTACTGGTTTTGGTAGAACAGGTGCGGTCGATTGGCAAACAACAAAGAAAACAGGAGATTTTACAGCAGCAACAACAGAGGGATATTTTGTCGATACCTCTAGTGGAGCTATTACAGCTACTTTACCCTCTTCACCATCAGCAGGAGCTATCGTAGGTTTTAAAGATTATACAGGAACTTTTGGTACCAACGCTTTAACAATTGCAAGAAATGGATCTAATATACAAGGAAATGCTAATGATTCAAAAATATCAACAAACAGAGCATCTGTTATTATGGTCTATATTGATTCTACAGAAGGATGGGTTTTCACTGTGGAATCTAATGTTGCTGATTTACAAGATAAAGAATACGTAACCGCTTCAGGTGGCACAGAAACCACTTCTGGTGATTTTAAAATTCATACATTTACAGGCGATGGGACATTTACAGTCTCAGCTGCAGGAAACTCTGCTGGTTCTAACACAGTTGATTATTTAGTAATTGCTGGAGGCGGTGGAGGTGCAGGAGATTGGTCTGGTGGTGGTGGAGCTGGTGGCTATAGAGAGTCATTTCCTAATCCAGCAACAGGAGGATTATCTGTGTCAGCTCAAGCGTATCCTATACAAGTAGGCAGTGGTGGAGCTGCTGGTTCTACTCCTTCTAGAGCATCATCAGGAGAGCCTTCTATTTTTTCAAGTATAACTTCTGCTGGTGGTGGCGGTGGAGGTGCTGATGCAGGAGCAAATCCTGACAGTAATGGCGGAGATGGCGGCTCTGGCGGAGGTGGTTCATTAGATGGAAACGGCGGCGCTGGAAATACCCCTCCTGTGTCACCTGTTCAGGGTTATCCTGGAGCTAATGGAAATCGTTCAAATGGATTACAAGGCGGTGGCGGTGGCGGTGCTTCCGAAACTGGACAAACTCAAGCTGGTGGAGATGGTAGAGCTTCAAGCATAAATGGTTCACCTGTTACAAGAGGCGGTGGCGGTGGCGGTGCTAGAAACGGAAGCACTGGTGCTGGCGGTGCTGGCGGTGGCGGAACTGGTAGTAATGCTGGTAGTGGAGGGTCTGCAGGCACAGCTAATACTGGTGGCGGCGGTGGCGCAATGAATCCACCATCAAATGGTTTTGCTGGCGGCTCTGGAGTCGTTATCATAAGATACAAATACCAAAATTAATTTGCATCCTTTTAAAAAAAGGGTATAAGATAAAATAAGAAAGATGGAATTACAAAATTATTATTGGTGTTTTCAAGGTGCTTTACCACCTAGAATATGTGATGATATTGTCGCCTATGGCAATGCACTAAAAGAAGAAACAGGTGTGACCTGGGGTTATGATAAAGATAACATGACACCAAACCAACAAAAAGAATTAGAGAAAAAAAGAAAATCAAATGTTGTATGGATGAATCCTGTTTGGATTTATCGTGAGTTACATCCTTTAGTTCATGAAGCTAATGCTAACGCTGGTTGGAATTATCATTGGGATTGGTCTGAGTCATGTCAGTTTACGAAATACGATGGTAATAAAAAACAACACTACGATTGGCACACTGATGCAGGAACAAGAATTAATGAAAATGGTAAAATTAGAAAACTATCAATGACTGTAGCACTAGTAGATGGTAGCGAATATGAAGGGGGCGACTTTGAAATAAACATGAGCACACCTGATAGAGAAAACATACATGTAATTAAAGAAGCAAAAATAAAAGGTTCTGTAACAATATTCCCATCTTTTGTATGGCATAGAGTCAAACCTGTAACTGCAGGCACGAGATATTCATTGGTTAATTGGCATCAAGGCAGACCGTTTACATAAAAGGAGTAGTAATGAGTTTTGAAAAAAATAAATATGAAGTTGTAAAAAAAGCAATTAGTAAAGAATTAGCAAGTTTTTGTTATGCTTATTTTTTAAATAAAAGACAGGTGTCAAAACACTTAAAAGAAAGCGGGTATATTTCACCTTTTGATGAAACTTGGGGAACATGGGAGGATAATCAAATACCAGATACCTATTCTCACTACGCAGATTTAGTAATGGAAACTTTAATGGTAAGGGTTAGACCAAAGATGATGGAAGTAACTAATATGAATTTAGTTCCAACATATACATATGCTCGTATTTATAAATATGGTGATGTTCTTCATAGACATAAAGATAGACCATCTTGTGAAATATCATGCACTCTTAATTTAGGAGGAGATGAATGGCCTATTTATTTAGATCCTAGTGAGGGTCAAGGCAACAAAGGAAAAAAAGTTATTTTAAAACCAGGAGATATGCTTGTTTACAGTGGTTGTGATCTAGAACACTGGCGTGAATCCTTTGAAGGTCAAGATTGCGGTCAAGTGTTTTTGCACTACAATAATAAAGCTGGACAATTCCAAGAATCTAATGCTTTTGATGGTAGACCTATGTTGGGATTACCTAACTATTATAAAAAAGCACAGTAGACTAAATCACTTTTTATAGTTAAAATACCAATATGGCATTTGGTATTTCAGGTTTTTCAGAATCACCATTTTCGACGCTTAGTGGACAAAGTGCATTAGTCGCAGTATCTGGTTTAGGAGCAAGCACAGCGCTTGGATCTACCACTGTTGGTCTCAAACCAACTATAACAGGATTTGGATTAACATCAGTTCTTGGTTCACCTGCTGTACAAGGAGCAGTAAATGTAACTGGTCAATCTATGACTGCTGCTGTTGGTGGTGTAGGTGTAAGTGCAGGTCATAAGATAGAACCTGCTGGTCAAGGATTAACCACGGCTATCGGATCAGTTGGTATTGGCCCAGCTGTAACAGGATTTGGATTAACATCAGCTTTAGGGACAACAGAGGTACAAGTAGATAGAATTGTTGAGACTGTAACAGGTCAAGCAATGACTACAGGTTTAGGATCTGTATCGATAGAAGGTAAGCCTCTTGTTCCTGGTTTACCAATGTCAATGTCACTTGGTGGAACATCTACAATCGGTAATGCACTTGTAGAACCAAATCCACCTGTCACAACAGAAACGTTAACGGTTAAAGTTATAAGCACTGGTAGTGGCAATAAATATGAAATTAACGGAGTACAGCAACAACTTCTAACTCTTAAAGAAGGTAAAACATATATATTTAATGGTAGTGACTCATCTGTAGCATCACACCCATTATTGCTATCGACCACTTCAGATGGTTCTCACAATTCTGGATCGCCTTATGAAACAGGTGTAACGTATCAAATAAACGGATCAAATGTAACAAGGACAAGTTATCTCTCTAGTTATGCTTCTGCAACAACTAGAAGTTTAACTATCACTGTAGCTGCTAGTGCACCAACTTTATATTATTACTGTCACGTACACTCTGGCATGGGTGGTCAAGCTAACACTGTTACCAACACAGATTACACAGGTCAATCAGGAAGCGTTGGATTAGGATCTGTATCCATAAAACTAGCTTCCACAGCGTTACCTGCTGGACAATTTGCAATAGCTAATTTAGGTACAATATCGGTATTTAATAATGCCGTTGCCACACCTACTGGCTTATCAATGACCACGGCTCTTGGAACACCAGCGGTTTATGGGTGGCAAGAAGTAAATGATAGCGTAACATCGAATTGGACAAATGTAGATGATAGTGCTACAATGGATTGGAAGGACGCAGCATAATGAGTACGTATTCGACAAGACTTAAAATTGAATTAATTGGCTCTGGAGAGCAATCAAATTCATGGGGTAATACAACAAATAATAACTTTTCTCAGTCTATTGAACAATCTATAGCTGGTGTATACACAAAGAATTTAGGATCATCATCTAGCCCTGTAACGCTTACTACGAATGACGGACCACAAACACAAGCAAATAATGAAGCTAGACAAGCTGCAATAATATTCACAGGTCATTCATCAGATTTTATTATACAGTTTCCTGCTGTAGAAAAACTATACTTTTTAAGAAACGCTAGCTCATCTAATAAGATTACTGCAAGATTAGGATCTTCAGGTAACACTTTTGTTATAAACCCAGATAGAAATGTATTTTTGTCTACTGACGGTACAAATTGGTTTGAAATACAAACACAAGGAAGTGATTGGTTAACAAAGACAGGAACATATACAGCTTTTGCAGGTGATAAAATATTTGCAAATACAACTGGTGGTGCTTTCACAATTACTTTACCAGCTTCCCCCAATGTAGGAGATGAAGTAAGGTTTGTTGATTTAGCAAACCATTTTGATACAAACAATTTAACTGTAGGTCGTAATAGTGAAAAAATAGACGGCGCTACATCAGACTTAACTGTTGCAACTGAAGGGGCAGCTTTTGCGTTGGTCTATTCGGGATCGACGTACGGATGGAAACTATTGGAGAAATAATATGGCTACATATGCATCTATTAGATATAAATTTTCTGGAGCAAATGTCTCTGGAGTTTTACAAGCATCAAACAATTTAAGTGACATTGGCGCTGCAGCTACAGGCAGAACAAATTTAGGAGTTGCCATTGGTTCAGATGTACAAGCTTTTATATCTGCAACTGCAGGTACAAATGCAAATGGTACTAGAACTGTAAGCACATCTGATCCTAGTGGTGGATCAAACGGTGATATTTGGTACAAATATTCTACATAATGATTCATGACAATAAATGTTAAAGATGGCGGTACTTTTAGAACAGTAAATCAAGTTTACGTTCATGACGGAACGTCGTTTACTAACAAAACAATTACAAATGTTTATGTAAAAGATGGAGGTGTATGGAGAACAGTATTTGTTCTTTTTGAAACACCTAGCACATTTACCACAGCAACAAATGCTACAGGAATTTCAGTTCCTGCTTTAGCAAACGCTATTCATATTCAGTCAGCCGTAGGTGCTGGTTCTGGTGGAGGTGGTGGTTTGGAGTACGATAAAGCAGGTTTTGAAGATAGTGGTGCTGGAGGAGGCTCTGGTGCTTTTATTTCTGATTGTGTTTTTTCTGTAACTGGAGGTGAAACATTAACGCCTACTATCTCATCTACTGGAGGCGCAGGTGGAGGCGCAGTAGGAGAACCCCCCACTAATACAACCAGTGGCGCAGGAGGCAACACTATCCTAACTGGATCTTCTTCTGGTGTTATTTTTACCTTAAATGGAGGAGGAAGCGCTGCTTCAACAGGAGGACGTGTTTCTGCTCCAGCCAGCACAGGTGGCGCAGGAGGCACAAGGTCAGTGTCCTCTGTTCTATCATCAGGTACAACAGTTGATGGTTTGAATATAGCAAGTGATTCATCATTTACTCAAGGTCCCGTTGGATCATTTAATCAACAAGGTGATGGTGTCGCTGGAGGAAACGGTAGTAGAGCTGGTGGTGACAACTCATCAGTGGCTGGAACTGTCGGTGCAAGTTCATTTTCTGGTAATCAAACTGGTGGAGCTGGTGGTAGTGGCTCTGGAAGTTCTGGAAGTTCTGGTGACAAAGGATCTGGAGGCGGCGGTGGCGGCAGTGGAAGTAGTGCTAGAGGCGGTGGAGCTGGTGGCGGCGGTGAAATAGTATTTAGATTTTTAAGGATAGCATAATGCCTTTAGCAAAATTAAAAATAGCACCTGGTATAGACAAACAAGACACAGAATACGGTGCAGAAGGACGTTGGGTTGATTCTGACAATGTAAGATTTCATTATGGCTTACCACAAAAGGTAGGTGGTTGGCTTAAACTTATTTCTGACACACTTATTGGTGTTGTAAGAGGCACGCATGTATGGACAGATCTTAATGGTGTAAGGTACACGGCTCTCGGAACAGATAGAAAATTTTATGTATACTCTGAGGGCACAGCATATGACGTAACACCACTTAGAAAAACCACTACAGGTGCAAGCAACCCTTTCACTACAAACGGTACGACAGTTGTTTCTGTAGCAGATACAGGGCACAATGCAATACAAGGTGATTTTGTAACCTTTGACTCTTTTTCTGCAATTGATGGATTAGATATGAACGCAGAGTTTGAGATTACGTCTATAACAGATGCAAATAATTATAAAGTTACACACACAAGTGCAGCTTCTGGATCGACATCTGGAGGTGGTGGCACTGGTAATATGAAATATCAAATCAATATTGGTACAGATCAATCAGCTTACGGTTATGGTTGGGGTACAGACGCATGGAACGTTGATGCTTGGAATACTCCAAGATCTACTTCAACAGTTACACTAGATGCAAGAAACTGGTCGTTTGATAATTTTGGTGAGGATTTAATAGCTACCGTGCATAAAGGACAAACATTTCTTTGGGACACTTCTAGCGGTACAGCGACAAGAGCAACAGTTATTTCCAATACTCCTTCAAGCTCAAGATTTAATTTAGTATCTATGCCTGACAGACACGTATTTTTGTTTGGCACAGAGACAACAATAGGGAGTTCAACATCACAAGATGATTTATTTTTACGATTTGCTTCACAAGAAACAACTAATGACTTTGCTCCAACAGCTACAAACACCGCTGGTTCGTTTAGAATACAAGACGGATCAAAGATTGTGGCAGCAGTAAGATCACGTAACGCTGTTCTTGTGTGGACTGATACATCACTAAACGCACTACAATTTGTAGGCGCACCTTTTACTTTCTCACTTGTACAAATAGGTGCAAACTGTGGAGCTGTAGGTGTGCATTCAGCTGTTGATGTAAACGGTATAGCATATTGGATGTCACAAAATGCTTTCTATCTTTATGATGGTGCAGTCAAAAAAATACCATGTAGCGTACAAGATTTTGTTTTTGAAGATTTTTCTATTACACAACAACCAGAAACATTTGCTGGTGTTAACTCAGAGTTTAACGAAGTAACTTGGTTCTATGCTTCTAACACATCTAACCAAATAGACAGATCTGTTACATATAATTATTTAGAAAGAACCTGGTACACATCTTCTTTAGCAAGAACAACTTGGACTGATTACGGCGTATATCAAAGACCATATGCAACAAAATATGATCCTTCAGCTACTGCAACGACACCTACTGTTAAAGGTTTGACTGCTGGTGCATCTACATTCTTTGAACATGAAGAAGGTGTTAATGATGATCAGTCTGCAATGACAGCATTTATTACGTCAGGTGACTTTGATATACAAGACGGACAGCAAATTTTATCAGTAAGCAGAGGTATACCTGATTTTAAAAATCAAGTAGGAACTGCTTCTCTTACCATGGGTTTTAAAACATACCCGTCAGAAACAGGAACTACGATAAGCAGAGATGTAACCACCACAACTAAATTTTTTGATTTACGTGGCAGAGGCAGACAAACTAATGTAAAAATAACCAGTGATACACTAGGTTCTAATTGGCGTTATGGTACGTTACGATTAGATATTAAACCAGATGGAGGTAGATAATGGCTAAAATAAATACAACAGTATTACCAACAGCAACAGAAGAGTATGAAGCTTTACAGTTTGATACACTTATTCGTATTCTTGAACAAATAACACAACAGTTAAACTTTGGTTTTCAAGAAGATTTAAAAGAAGAAGCAACAAGAAGGACTTTTTTCCTTGGCTGATAATTTTATAAGTAGATCTGCTACAGGGACAGGTAGTGCAGCAGCTGTGTATACAGTGCCTACAGCTAATTTAGCGTCAACACCTCCTGTTCAGCCAACAACAGCTATAATAAGAGGTATACGTCTATCTAATCAAACTGGTGGCGCAGTTACGACTACAGTATCTGCTTTTGACAATAGTAATTCCGATCTTGAAATACCTTTATTCAAAGAGAGTTTAGCGGATGGATCAGAAAAAGAGGTTTTATCTGATGGTGTGCCTTTTGTGTTAGAAGAAGCCGATGCCATAAAAATTTTAGGTACTGGTGTAACAATATTAATTAGTATAATGGAGATTAAATAATGTCAGAAATAGGTAAAAAAGTACAAGACGCTGAAGTCGTAGGACACGAAATAGTTGATGGCAACAAAGTGCCAATACTAAAACCAGAAGTGTGGGAAAAAATTTATTGTAGTAATTGTAAATCTGAGGTTGATTCTGAAGAACAAGCTACAGGTAATTGTAACGACTGTGGTAATCCTTGGGCTTCAACTAAAGCCAAGGATGTAACCATACGTGTCGTCAAAATGCCTGATGTATTTGGATCTGGCGGAGAACTTTAACGGTTCTCACACTCACAATTTTCACAGCGATGTTTATCTGTATCTTTTAGATGCCTTTCTAAATCTCTTTCGGCTGCTAATAGTCGTTCGTGATATTTGCTCACCTTATCTGCAAGGTAGGCAATGGCTTTATTTATGTCTTCATTTTCCATATTTGCTCCTGTGATTGTTAATTTTGGTGAGAACCTAATGTAAACATATTTTTTTGAACTTCAACAGAACTTTTTAAAAATGTTTTCTTGACAACTACGTTGTCTCTGAATAAGCGACGTGCAAATACTCTATCTTTGTCACCCAACCACGTGGTATTGCAATAGAACCACCACCATGATTGTCGTCCTTGTCTGTACACCAAGAACGCATAATTACAATTTTTTCTTTTGTATTTACAACCATCCACCCTACTTCTTGACACACGGCCAACGGTGCATTAGTTATATCTTTTATAGGCAACCACCCTGTTTCCATGTCACGGGCGTCTAACCACGTGACACGAACCATTGGAACTTTCTGGATGTCAAAGGTCATATTTGCAATTGCACAATACTAGAAATTTGCCTATAATCATACGATTAAATAAGCTTATTGCATATGCGAGAAACATGTTAAAAAAAATATTTAAAGCTGCCAAAAAAGCTGCACCAGTAATCGGTGCAGGACTTGGGTTTTTGTATGGTGGCCCAGCATTAGGTGGAGCTTTAAGCACGGGTCTTGGCGCAGGGCTCGGTAGTCTTGTAGGTGGTAGAAGCCCTCAAGAATCTTTGCGTAATGCTTTATTAGGTGGAGCTGCAGGATTTGGTGCCAGTAAATTTTTAGGATTAACACCAGGCGCAGGGCTCGGTGGTCTACTTGGTAGAACAGCACCTTTAGTAGGAACAGGCACAACTGGTGGCGCTGTAAGTTCTGGATTAATACCAGGAACTGCAGGTAAATTATCAGTTGCTGCACCAGGAAAAGCTGTTGGAGCTAATGCTCTTGCAAAAGCTGCGGCCTTTGTAAAAGCAAAACCATTAACATCTGCTGCTATTATTGCAGGTGGTGCAGGTTTATTAGGAGCTGGAAAAGAAGAAAAGAAAAATCCAATGATGGATGATGTCTTTGGAACCATGGACCCGTTCCCTAATCTAGGACAAGCAGATATTATGCCATCAAGTATAATCCCATTTTCACAATATGGTCCTAGTTTGATGGGTAGAAAGAATGGTGGTATTATTAATTTGCAAAGAGGTGGTTTTCCTCGTAAGAATGGTAAAATAGCAGGACCAGGAACAGAGACTAGTGACGACATACCTGCAATGTTAAGTGACGGTGAGTTTGTCATTAATGCAAAAACTGTAAGAGGTCTTGGTGCAGCTATGGGTGGTAAAGGTAAACAAGATACTAGAGACAGAGGGTCAAAATTCTTGTATAGTCTACAAGAAAATTACGGAGGTAAAGCATAATGGTTGATACTGTAACACAGATTCAAAGACAGCCACCATATATTGAGAAAAGAGCTGAACAATTATTAGCCTCTGTATTTGGAGATCCAAGCGCAACAAGAAGAGATGGTGAAAGTTTAGAAGATTTTAATTTACGTAAGTTTGGTAGAGCAGGAATATCACAAGCTATACCAGCATTTCAGTTTGCAGGTTTTACACCTGAACAACAAAGAGCTTTTGGTTTAGCAAGTCAGAATGTAGGATCATATGCACCAGCTTTAGCTCAAGGTATGGCAACATCCAATCTTGGCGTTGCAGGTTTACTTGGTGGTACACAAGCGTTTCAACCATCTTCATCACAAGCTTTCATGGACCCATATCAACAGAATGTTACGCAACAAGCTTTAGCAGAATTAGATAGACAGGGACAACAAGCTAGAAATAGATTGGCAGGACAAGCAACAAGAGCAGGAGTATTTGGTGGTTCTAGATTTGGTGTACAAGAAGCAGAACTAGATCGTAATTTATCAGACATAAAATCAAGAAGAGTATTTGAAGACTTATCAAGAAATTTTCAACAAGCACAACGTGCTGCAATGGGTGCACAAGAAGCACAACAAAGAAGACAATTGATGGCTGGTCAACAGTTAGGTAATTTGGGTAGAGTACAAGCTGGACTTGGTGCATTAGGTTCTCAATTAGGTATGCAAGATGTTCAATCACTACTAGGTATTGGTGGTATGCAACAACAACTTGGACAAGCTCGACTAGAGGCAGATAGAGCGCAACAACTTGCAGCGCAACAAGAACCGTTTAGAAGATTAACATTTGCTAGTGATATACTACGAGGTGTTCCGAGTGGTCAAATTGCTTACACTCAACAGCCTTCAACTAATCCGTTTGCTCAAGCACTCGGTCTTGGTATTGCAGGACTTGGAGCTCTTGGTCAATTTGGTCAAGGCTTTGGTGGTGTGCAAGATGCATTCAGTGGCATAGGAAACATTTTTAACTAATGGTTTTACCTATTGTTTTTGGATTAGGCTCTTTAGCTTTAAGGGCTGCCCCCTACGCTGTTAGAGGTGCTATGGCTCTTGGAAGAGGTGCTAAGGGAGTCGTCAAGCCAAGTAATATAAGAAGTTATTTTGCTGGAACACCAAGAGCAGTTCAGGGACCACTTACACAAGGGTCAAAAGGACTTGGTTTTGTGGGAAGAACAAGACCAGGAATATTAAATCCAAGTTTTAAAAATATAGCTGGACAGACTGCCACTCTAACTGGAGCTGGTTTTGCCTATGACGCCTTAACAGATAGTGCCGAACAAAGCGTTGAAGATCAAAAAAATCAAGGAGGCGGTGCAGATAATAAAGGTGGCCCAGTAGACACAGTTCCAGATCCAGTAACACCTAAGAAAAAACCACCACGTGATGATGGAGGTGCAAGTGGATTAGATGATGATATTAAAAAAGGAAAACTAGATGACTTTATTAAAGAAAGAATGGATTTATTTGATAAATATTTAGGTGATAGTAAAGATCAATTAAAAAGTGGAGGCTTTGCAGCGTTAACAGAGTTTGGTTTAAATTTAGCCACTGCTAAAGGGGGTAATCTTATGGACAAAATTGCTCGTGCCGCAAAAGATCCTCTAAAAACTTTTACTGCAATAGGTATGGCAGCTAAAGACAGAGCGGATAAAATTAAAATGGCTGCTGTTGAATCTGGTATTGAAGCACAACAGGCGGCATTAGATAGAGCGGGTGATACAGATGGCACAACTTTTCAAAAGAATTTATCTACATTACAAGCTATGTTTACAGATGCTAGTGGCGAACTAACTATACCTCAAGAAGATTTAATTAACATGGCAAAAACAGGAGCAACCACTTCAAGAAAAGAATTTTTAGCAAGTGTAGTTCCTAATTTGGTAAAAAATTTAAACCCTAACACTGGTGTAGCTTATACTGCAGGTGAAGCTACATCCTTAGCTGAACAAATGTGGAGTCAAATTTCAGGTCAAGAACCACCTCCTTCCAAAGAGGGTGAAACAACTACAACTACAACGAGTGATCCGCTTGGTGTTAGGTAATGAACATAAATGAAATTAGAAAAAAATATCCTCAATACGATGATATTTCAGATAGTGAATTAGCAGATAAATTATATAGTAAATTTTACTCAGATTTAGATAAAAACGATTTCTACAAAAAAATAGGATTGGAGAGAACAGGTCTTATAAAATCTGCAGGAGCAGGTGTTATTTCAGGATTAGGTAAAGCTACGGAGGGACTCACGACTCTCGGCACTACACTAGTTGACTTAGGCTTAAATACACAACTAACAGAAAAAGTTGAAAAAGCTTTTGATGATAATGATTTTTTAAGTGGCATGGAAGATTTAGCTGATGATAGATGGACAGGATCGGTAACAGAAATTTTAACTCAACTAGGTGTGCCAGGTGGTATTGCTTTAAAAGGAGCTAACGCATTAGTAAAAGCTAAAAATCTAGGAACGTTAGGAAGAACTGCCAAAATGATGCCAACAACAACTAGAATGGCTGCAGTTGGCGGAGCAGAATTAGCAGCAGCAACTGAAGATTTAAAAACGGTTGGAGATGCAATGGGCTTTGGAATAACTCAAACAAGAGAAAATCAAGGTGAGTCTGGTAGAAGAGACGCAATACGAAAATTAGAGAACAGATTTAAATTTGGATTAGAAGGAGCTCTTGGTTTTGGTTTATTTGAAAAAGCTTTGATGCCTGCAATAAAGTTTAGTTTCACGAAAGCAGTTCCTGCGTTAAAAGGTATTTTAACTAGATCAACTGGATCAGCTGATGAAATTGTAAGAATGGTAGATGAATTAGATCCAGTGACTAATCTTCCAACAGGTAGAAAAGTTGCAGAAAGTTTAAAATTAGAACAAGGTTTTCAATTTAATAAAAATAATATTCTTCGTGCATTTGATAAACACATATTAGCCAAACTTCGACCAAGAGGAGATGACACAGTAATGGGTTTTAATGCAGAAAGAAAAATGATTGGTGAACAAAGAGCTTCCTTATCAGAGGCTAGTTATATTGTAAGATCTTTAGAACAAGCAGTTCAAAAACTTGTTAGACCACTTGGAGGAAAATGTAGATAATTTAAGTGGTAAATTAAAAGAAAATCCTTTGGCTATAGCTGCATCGGATTCTTTTGTAAAAACAGTGGCTGCAAATGTAGGAGAATATTTAACGAGAAGTTATAGAACATTTGGTTCAGAAACAAAAAAAGATTGGTTTGATAAACTATATAATACAGACAAAGGAAGAGAAATAATTGAAAAAGCAAAAATATTTTTAGCTGAAAAAGATCCTTCTGCTTATGGAGGAACTATTATTGGAACGGGAAAAAATAGAAGATTTGTTCCTGGTAGCACGGCTCAAGGAAAAGCGATGGATGCAGAAATCAAAGCTATCGTAGAAGCTGGTGACATGAGTGGTTTAGGAAATGAGCTCGTAAGATTAAAAGCTGTTGATGATGCGGTATTTAAATCGAGACAACAAGTTCCAAAAGAAATACGAGAACTGTTAGGAGAAATAAAAGATCCTAGTGTGCAATTATTAGAAACATCAACAAAAATAAATAATTTTTTATCTTCCTCTAAATATTATCAAAAATTAGCAGATGATGGTTTAGATAAATATTTTTTTAACAAATCAACCGTAAGTCAAGGAGGACAAAAATTTACCACACAAATAAAAACTGATTTATGGAACCCTTTAAATGGTAAATACACTACACCTGAAATAGCAGCAAACATAGAACGGTTGTCCAACATAAGTCAAAAACCTGGTATGCTTTCTAATTTTTATAATGGATTTTTATTAGCACCAAAAGCCATAATACAAGAATCAAAAACAACTTTATCTCCCATTACACACTTTAGAAACGTAACTAGTGCCCTATTCTTTTCAGGAATAAATGGTAATTTATTTAATCCATCAAGATTTATAAGTGAAGCAGCTAAATCTTATAAAATAACCAAATCTATTGTTAAAGGTGAATTAGAAACACAAGCAGGGAGAAAATTATTTAAGACAGACTCTGAATATAAACAAGCCTTAAAAGATTATATGGAAATGCAACGTCTTGGTATCGTTAATACAAGTGCAAGATTAGGTGACTTAAAAAATTTAATAGATGACATGACAACTGGCATAGAGAATATTAGTTCGGAAGGGACAATGTTTAATGTGTTAAAAAGATTTAATGAAAAAACAGGATTAAAAAGAATAAGAGAGGGTTCAAGAACATTGTACTCTGCTGAAGATGATTTTTACAAAATACAAAATTTTTTTGCAGAACAATCTAAATATAGAACAGCCTTTGATAAAGCGTATAAAACAAGTCCTACTAATTTTGCTCGTCAGTATGGTGATGAAGCTAAAGAAAAGTATGGACTAACAGATTTAACTGACGAGGCTCAATATAATCAATTTATAAAAGAAGAAGCTGCTGACATAGTGAGAAACAACATACCTAACTACGATTATGTTAGTCCTTTTGTAAAAGAACTTCGTAAAGCTCCTTTAGGAAACTTCATATCTTTTCCTGCAGAAATTTTAAGAACAGGAATAAATACAATAACAAGAGGTGCTAAAGAGATGGGAGATGAAAATTTAAAAAGTATAGGAAGACAAAGACTTCTTGGTGTAGGATTATTTGGTATTGGTTCAGGTAAAATAGTAGAAGAAACAGCTCAATTTATGACAGGAGTTAGTAATGAAACATTAAATTCGCTACGAGAATATTTACCAGAGTGGTCAAAAAACTCTACATTAATACCAATTAAACAAGGAAATCAAATTTATTACATTGATTACTCTCATAGTAATGCATACGATTATTTAACAAGACCACTCCGTGCAGCAATGAATGGATTTAATGATGGATTTGCTAACGAACAAGGAGCATTACAAGCAATTGAAAGTGCAGCGTTTGAAGCAAGTAAAGAACTTCTTCAGCCATTTCTTGCAGAAAGTATTATAACTCAATTTTATGGAGATGTTTTGGTACGAGGAGGACAAACAAGAGATGGGGTAAGATTATGGAATCCAACAGACTCAACAGGTGATAAAGTTTTTAAAACTATGGCTGAACTTGTTAAGAGAGCATCGCCTGGATC